AAAGGACTGCGGGCGTTCTCATTTCGCGGACGGGTTGCCCTTTTCCATCCGCGCTCCCGCCCCAATCGCACCGCACAACATCACGTCAGACGCTGGCAAAGTGTCGGGGGAATTGCGGGCGGGTAAAATCTAGGAGCCGTGCATGGCGACAATCAACCAGCTCTACGGCACGACCAACCAGAGCATCACATGCACAATCACGTCGCTCGGTTCCGGTTCCGCGCGTGAATCGACGGCGGTTGTAAATACCGCGAACCTGTTCATGGACGTGAAGGTGCAGGTCAAGGTCAAGACCAACGCGGCTGGCACGTCGGCAACAGGTGCGGTCAATGTCTTTGCCTATGCAACGGCGGACGATGGCACGACCTATTCTGGCGGAGCGACGGGCACTGATGCGGCCTATACGGCGAACAAGGATCAGTTGATCTTTCTCGGTTCGATCCCGGCGGTTGCCAATGCCACGACCTATGTCGGGCTTTTCAGCCTGTCCCGCGCGTTCGGCTATGGCGGCATCCCGGCCAAATGGGGTATTGTTGTCGATAACCAGTCCGGGGCCGCTCTTGACGCAGCGGTGGGCGCCGCGGTCTATCAGGGCATCTCGGCAACGGTGGCCTAATTGGCGCGCGGCTTCGATACCACATTCGGGTCGGCCTCGACCGATGTAATTTCATGCGCTGCTTTCACGACTCCCAATGCAATCACGATATCGGCCTGGTATTGGAGAAATGGAGTTGGGGGACTTAGCTCAGGCAGGATTATAGACAAGACCGGCTCTGCGGTTAATGAAGTCGGCCTGCAATGGCGCAACACATCTTCGTCACTCCGGTTCGCGCGGACTTTTTCGACAACGGCAGGCGGATGGGACGTAACCTCAGCGCCAGCAGTATCGACTGGCCAATGGGTTCACGTGCTCGTCGTCTATGATGGTAGCGCTACTGCGAATAACCCTTCGATCTACATCAACGGACAGAGCGTATCGGTCACGCGCACGACGGCCCCGGTGGGGACTGTCACCAGCGCAAGCGGTGTATTGACGATAGGCAATCGTTCGACTGGATCAACCAATTGGGATGGCATGATCGGGGATGTGGCTATCTGGTCCGAAGCCAATGCCGGGGCTGCGGCTGCTATGGCCCGCGCGCTGTATTCAGGTGTCGACCCACGCACGATCAGGCCACAATATCTTGCAGAGTATGTGCAGAGCCAAGGCAAGCCATGTTCGCCGATCAAGTCGATTCAACCGACTGTCACCGGGACAAAGCCAAGGGCTGACCGGATGCTTGCGGCCAACGATAAAGGCTTTCCGTTCGGCTATGTCGCGGCAGGTGGCGCAACGGCAGTTCCGGTGTTCATGCACCACAGGCAGATGCAGGGGATGTCTTGATGATCATTCTCAAGCAATCGACTGCAAGCCAGGAAGTGCCTTTGGGCTATTTCGTGGATTCGACCGATGGCAACACCGAGGAAACGGCGCTCACGATTGCCAACACCGATATCAAGATATGGAAGACCGGGGCAACCACGCTCGCCAGCAAGAACAGCGGCGGGGCGACGCATATCAGCAACGGGATTTATTACGCGGTCCTTGACGCAACGGACACCAACACACTTGGGCCGATGGTTATCTTCGTGCACATGACCGGCGCGCTTACAGTGAGGCTTGAGTGCCTTGTCGTGACGGCTGCGGCCTATGATGTGCTGACGGCTGTCACAGGGGACGCATACGCCCGCCTTGGTGCACCTGCGGGGGCAAGTATCAGCGCGGACGTTGCGGGTGTGCAGAGCGATACGAACGATATCCAGACGCGCATCCCTGCGGCGCTGGTAGCGGGCCGGATCGATGCGAGTGTTGGCGCAATGGCTGCGAACGTCATGACCGCCGCTGCGGCTGCTGCTGATCTGACTACAGAATTTCAGGCCGGTCTATCTACGCTCGACGCGGCAGGCATAAGAACGGCGGTCGGTCTGGCAACGGCCAATCTCGACACACAGCTTACAGCGATCGACGACTATCTCGACACCGAGGTTGCCGCGATCAAGGCGAAAACAGATAATCTCCCGATAGACCCCGCTGACGCAAGCGATATTGCCGGGTCATTCTCGACGGTGAACACCACCCTTTCAATGATTGCCGGATACCTCGATACGGAAATAGCCGCGATCAAGGCCAAGACGGACAATCTGCCGGCTGCCCCTGCGGCTGTTGGCGATATCCCGACGGTTGCAACGATCCTCACAACGGCAATGACCGAAGCCTATCCTTCCGACGGCGGGACAATGACACTGGCGCAGGCGCTTTACCTGCTTCGGGCGCACCTGGGCGATTTCAGCATCTCGGGCACGACGCTCACGCTCAAGAAGGTAGATGGTTCAACCACTGCTGCAACATTCACGCTTAACGACGCAACAAGCCCGACAAGCATCACGAGGGCAACTTGAGCGTATCGCCGATCATCACGCGCGGGTTCGGCTCGTTCTCGACCGCGTTCAAGATACCGACTTTCGGTTTTGCCATTGGTGAGGCCGCATCGATCTGGACACCCATTGCAGCAGCAGCAGGATCATGGGCCAATCAGTCCGCCGCAAGCGGGACATGGACACCACAGGCGGCAGCATCAGGAAGCTGGACGCCACAATAGCAACCTCAAGCCCGCCCAGCCACGAGCAGCGGAAACGAAGAGGATAAAATGGCAGCAAGAAAGCATCTTTGGCACGACGACCGCACAAGGGCGAAAATCCAAACCAGTCAGCTTATCAACCGCTTGAATTCCTTTGTGAATGGGGAGGTTGATCTTTCGCCGGCTCAAGTCAGCGCTGCTCTTGGCCTTATCAAGAAAACATTGCCTGATTTGCAGGCTGTTTCGCTTGAAGGAAACATGGATCACAAGGTCAAGGTGGAAGGCGCTCTCAAGTGGCAAGCGCCGCAATAATCGAGAGCCATTACGCACCGCGTCGCCAGTTTCTTGGACTTCACAATCGCGAGCCGCGTTGGGCAATCGCAGTTGCACATAGACGGGCAGGAAAGACCGTTGCTTGCGTCAATGACCTGATCAAGGAAGCGGCAATATCCGCAAAGCCATCCCCACGCTTTGCCTATATCGCGCCGCAATTGAACCAGGCCAAGGACATCGCATGGTCATACCTGCTCGAATATACCGAATGCTTCGGACCTGATCGAAAGATCAACGCGAGCGAGCTATGGGTGGAGTTGCCCAATAACGGTGCAAGGATCAGGATTTACGGGGCCGACAACCCGGATCGGCTAAGGGGCATCTATCTCGACGGGGCGGTGCTCGACGAGTTCGGGGATATGGACCCGACTGTCTGGACACAGGTCATCCGTCCGGCGCTTTCAGATCGCAAGGGCTGGGCGATATTCATCGGGACGCCAAAGGGAAAGAACACATTCTATCGGCTCTGGGTCGATGCCGAAGATGACTTGGACTGGTATCGTCTTTCGCTAAGGGCATCGGAAACAGGGCTGCTTGAAGCGAAGGAATTGGCCGACGCGCGCAAGATGATGAGCGACGATGAATACGCGCAGGAATATGAGTGCTCGTTCGATGCCGCTGTCAGGGGGGCTTACTACGCAAAGGAGTTTGCGGAAGCCGAGGCCAGCGATCCATCGCGGATAACATCGGTGCCATACGACCCAAGGCTTCTTGTTCACACGGCATGGGATTTGGGCGTCGCGGATTCGACGGTGATCTGGTTCATCCAGCAGGCCGGGCGCGAGACACGTGTTATCGACGTGCTCAAGGGTGAGGGGGTTGGTCTGGATTGGTATGCGCGGGAATTGCAGTCCCGGAATTATCTCTACGGCAACCATTATCTTCCTCACGATGTTGAGGTCAGGGAATTGGGGACGGGGAGAAGCCGCAGGGAGGTATTGCAGGACTTGGGCATCGCATCGACGCTTTGCCCGAATATCCCCGTTGCCGATGGCATCCAGGCGGTCAGGATGCTGCTTCCGACATGCTGGTTCGATAAGGGGAAATGCAAGGAGGGGATAGAGGCCCTGCGGATGTATCGGCGCGACTGGGACGAAAAGCGGCAGGAGTTCAGGACGACTCATCTTCATGACTGGACGTCACACTATGCGGACGCGATCCGTTATTACGCGGTTGGATACCAGAACGCAGGGCCATCGCGGATCATAAGAACGGGCATGAGGGCGGGGGTTGTATGATCGACCCTCAGATGCGCTCGCTCTATCTCGATTGGCCTCACGAGGTCAGCATCGAGACGTTCGCCAAATGCAACGCGGCATGCACATTCTGTCCGTATACGACGCTCGACCGCATCGGAACGCGGATGCCGGACGATATGATCAACAGAATCATCGAAGAGTTGAAGGATCACCCTTGGCCCTTCATGATTGCGCCGTTCAAGGTCAACGAGCCGTTTCTTGACAAGAGGTTGATCCCGATCTGCCGGAGGATCAACGAGGAGATTCCCAAGGCGCATTTGAGGATATTCACCAACGGCTCTGCGCTGACCGAGAAGCACATGGGCGAGGTCGCGACGCTCGAGCGGGTTGTCCATCTCTGGTGCAGTCTCAACGAGCACGAGCCGGAAGCATACAAGGAATTGATGGGCCTCGATTTCGAGCGGACCTGCGCGAATCTGGACTTGTTGCACGAGAAGGTATTGCAGAACATTTTCCCGCATCCAGTCGTCATATCGAAGGTGAGGGAGTGCAACGAGGCACCGACGAGTCGGGACAAGGCATTTTCCGAGTTCGTTCATTCGCGCTGGCCGCTATTCTCGGTGACGCTGATCAAGCGCGACGGGTGGCTTGGTTATACAGAACCGGGCGACGCGACCGTGCCCCAGGCACCATGTGGACGTTGGTATGAGTTGAGCATCTGCGCTGATGGAAAGGTCAGCCTTTGCTGCATGGATGGAAAGGCGGAGTTCGCCATTGGCGACTTGAACAAGCAATCGCTGTTCGAGGTCTACAACAGCCGCTTCTATCGTGAACGCAGGGTCAAGAGCCTCAACCGGCAGGGCATCTCGCCTTGCGAGCGGTGCACCTACTGATGGAGTTGCTGATCGGCTGCGGCAATCGCCGGGACAAGCGCCTATGCCTTCCCGGCGAGGCTTTCGAGTGGTCGCATCTGGTCACAATGGATCACGATCCGAATTGCGGGTCTGACGTTGTCGGAGACCTTGAAGAGCCATGGCCATTTGAGGTCGATAGTTTCGACGAGGTGCACGCATACGAGGTTCTTGAACACCTAGGGCGGCAGGGGGATTACAAAGCCTTCTTTCGGGACTTCGGGGAGATTTACCGCGTCCTTAAGCCTGGCGGGCATTTGTTTGCGACCTGCCCGTCATGGAAGAGTTCATGGTGCTGGGGAGATCCTTCGCACACGCGGGCAATGCAGCCGCACCACTTGGTCTTTCTCGACCAGACTGAATACGCGGATCAGGTTGGGAAAACCTACATGACGGATTTCAGATGGATATGGAAAGGCGATTTCGAGCGGGTCGGCTGCGTCGATAACGGCGAAGAGTTCAAGTTCGTTCTCAAGGCCCACAAGCCAGCAAGGGTATAGGCATGGATGAGATGATGCTCGACACCGCTGATCCTTCGGCGGCGGGCAACGCTATGGATGATGACGAGCTTGCGACCCTGCTGCGTCAGTTCGAGGCCCAGAGCATCGGCGATGAATGGGGGGATGTCGCGTCCGAACAGGAACAGGCAATCAATTACTACTATCGCCGGATGCCTGATGTTCCGGCTCAGGCGGGGCAGTCTTCGGTGGTAGCCGATACCGTTCAGGTGACGGTCGATGATGCGATGGCCGAAGTCTTGAAGCCTTTTGTGTCTGCCGAGGATTTCGCTTCTTTCGAGCCAGTTGGCCCGGAGGATGAAGAGCAGGCGGAGCAGGCGAACGAATACGTCAATTACGTGATGAACTGCGATAACAACGGGTTCCTGATCTTCCACAATTGGTTCAAGGATGCCCTGCTTACCAAGGTCGGCGTGGTCAAGACATGGTGGGAGGATGAAAGCCGGGAAACAACTTCGCAGACAATAGTGGACGCCGAACAGCTTCTCATGGCCCGCGAGGACGAGAGATACGCTGGCGAAGAGGATAATGGCGACGGGACCTATAATCTGTCGATGCTTTCGATGGAGGAGGACGGGCGCTGCAAGATCGAGTGCATCCCGCCTGAAGAGTTCAAGATCAGTCCTTTCGCCCGTTCTATCGAAGAGGCTGCATATGTCGCCCATGCGCCCGCAAATGTGACGCGCTCAACGCTTGTCGAAATGGGCTACGACTATAACACGGTTTACGGAATGCCAGCATGGTCGGGAACGCTTGCCGAGGAAGGAAGGCAACAGGCACGTTATCAGGACGAGAATTACGGCGGCGCTTCTCGCTCGCTTGGAACGCCTCACGCATCGCAAGAGTTTCTGCCGTTTCGCGAGGAATATATCCGGATCGATTATGACGGGGACGGCATAGCCGAGCTTCGCAAGGTCCACAGGGTGCAGGACGTGATCCTGCTGAACGAAGAGGTCGAGGAAGTCCCCTTCGCGATCCTATGCCCCGTTCCCATGCCGCACAAGGTCTATGGCCTTTCGCTTGCCGACCAGGTGGTGGACTTGCAGCGGATCGAGACGGTCTTGACCCGCCAGATGCTCGATAACCTCTACAAGTCGAACAACCCCCGCCCGCACGTTCCACAAGGTTCGGAAAGGCAGGATGGTTCGACGGCTGACAGCCTCATGGATACGGCTCCCGGCGCTGCGGTCATGGAAGGGGCGGTTCCGATCCGTTACGAGGCGGTCCCGTTCGTTGCCGACAAGTCGTTCCCGATGCTCCAATATGTCGAGCAGAAGCGGACGCAACGCACGGGCTTCAACTCGGTAGGGCAGGGCCTTGATAGGGATGTCCTGAACAAGTCGAACCAGATGACGGCGACACAGGCAAGCCAGCAGGAGAACAAGCAGAACAGCCGCGCCGAGATGATCGCCCGCATCTTTGCCGAGACGGGCGTCAAGCGGCTCATGAAGCTGGTCTTGAAGATGCTCGTGAAGCACCAGCCAAAGGCCCGTGTCATTCGCCTGCGCAATGAGTGGATTGAGGTCGATCCCCGTGGCTGGAACCCGGAAATGGACCTCAAGATCAATGTCGGGCTTGGCATCGGCAACAAGATGGAACAGCTCGCGCAGGCCGAAAGCGTGCTGGTCACAATGGCAGAACTTGGTCAGACGGAATATGCGGACTTGCTAAGCAAGAAGACCGTTTACAATGCGGTCAAGAGGAAGTTCCAAGCCGCCGGTATCAAGAACATCGACGATTTTCTTGTCGAGCCTGAGGATGATATTGACCCGGAGACTGGCCAGCCGGTTCAAAAGCAGCAGCCGCCCGATCCTGAATTGCTCAAGGCGCAGGCCGAAATGCAGATGCAGCAGGCCAAGATCGAGGGCGAGCAGCAACTGGCTGCGGCAAAGCTTCAGATCCAGAAGGAAGACGCCGACCAGAAGGCAGAACTGGCGCGGGCGCAGGCGGCGGTCGAGGCCCAACTGGCAAGCGAAAGGGCTGGTTTTGAAGCGCGTCTGGCTGAGCAAAAGCTGATGCAAGAAATGGCCTTGGCCGAGCGTCGCATGGCCATGGAAGAGGATTTGGCAGACCGCAAGGCATCTGTAGCCGAAGGCGCGGCATTGTCGAAGAACAGGCCCGGCGGGAGTTTGGATGAGTGAGTCCGGAGGAACGCCGGGGCAGAGGATTTCGGGTTCAGGCCATGATGCAGGACGGGGAGATCAACTCCGCGTTCGATGATGTCAGGGCTGATTTTATCGAGGAATGGGAACGCACCCATGATGCTGCCGAGAGGGACAACCTCTGGCGGGCAGTCAAGATTGTGTCGTTGGTTCGCCAGCGTCTCGCCAACTATGCGAGCGCGGCTTCTGATGGCTCGATGAGCGCAATTCGTCGCACCAAATAGAAGGAAAATTTAGCATGTCAGACACCGCCCAGGCCTTGCCAGCGGAAACGGGACGCGTTGCCGATATTGCGGCGGCGAGTGAGGCATTCAAAGCATTCACAAGCACGGAACAGCCCCTTGAGGGTCGTCCGCGCGACGATATGGGTCGTTTTTCCTCCACTAGGGAGGAACAAGAAATTCAGGCCGAGGATGAACCCGAAGAGGGGGAGGCCGAAGCCGAATATGATACGGACGATGAAGGCGAAGACGAGGCAGCCGACGAGGCCCAGCAATCGAGCGCCGACATGCCCGCATCATGGAGCAAGGAAGATGCCGACCTGTGGCAGGCGCTCCCACCCGAGGCTCAGGCGAAGATCGCCGAGCGCGAAGGAGAGCGTGACAGGGCCGTCAATCAGAAGTTCCAGGAAGTCGCCAACGCAAGGAAGGCCACAGAGACCCAACTTGCCGAGGCGAACGCCAACCGAGACCAATATGCACAGGCAATCGACACAGTGCTCGCACTTGTTTCGCCTGTGGAGCCTGATCCTCGTGCATACGGGGCAGGGACGGGGAACTACAATCGGGAAGCGTATGACTTGGCCTATGCTCAATATCGTGAGCAGGCTGGTTTTGTTCAGAATCTGCTATCGCAGCGCCAGCAATTGGCCGCCCAGCAGGCAGCGGAAACCGAACGCCAGTTCAAGGAGCAGATCGAGGAAATCGAGAGCATCGCGCAGCCGCGTTTCCTTGCCGATGTCCCGGATATGAAGGATGCCCAAAAGGCTCCGGCGATATTCCAGAGCATCGCGCAATACGCGGTCTCTCATGGTGTCCCTGCGGACACTTTCGAGGGTGAAAGTCTCAAGAACCTCACATCTGCCGAACTCCATATCGCGTGGAAGGCCATGCAATACGACAAGATCAAGGGCGCGCAGGCAAGGGTGAAGGAAAGCCCCGCACCTGCCAAGGCGTCGCCCACGGTCAAGCCCGGAGTAGCCATCAACCGTTCTGCATCCAGAATAGCATCGAAGAACAAGGCAATGGCACGGTTGGAGAAGAGCGGAAGCGTGCAGGACGCCGCGTCCGTTTTCAAGCAACTCTTCTCATAAGGAATAACTGAGATGACCAAAGTAACCGGTGCTCTGGCGACTTACGACGCCACCACGAACCGGGAGGATTTGGCGAATGCGGTCTATCGCATTTCGCCGGTCGATACTCCCTTCATGACCTCCGTTCCACGCACGAAGGCAACGGCTGTTCTTCACGAATGGTCCGAGCATACTCTTGCGTCGGTGAACACGACCAACGCCCGCCTTGAAGGCGACGCGCTGTCTCGTACAACGGCGACCAACCCGACCCGCTCCCAGAACTACTGCCAGATCAGTTCCAAGGACGCGACCGTGACCGGCACCCAGCGCTCCGTCAACATGGCCGGGATCGATGACCTGATGTCCTTCCAGATGGCGGCAAAGAGCCTTGAGCTTCGCCGCGACATGGAAGCCATTCTCTTAGGCAACCGGGGGCAGGCAGCAGGCAACACCACGACCGCACGCACGCTGCGTTCGTTCAACGCATGGATCAACGCCAACGGTTCGCGTTCGTCCGCCACGACTGGCGGCGGCGCTGATTCGACCGGTGCGACCTATGCCGCGACCGATGCGACGGCGGGCTTCCGCACGTTCGACGAAACGCTGCTCAAGGAGGCGATCCTTGAAGCGTATGCAGATGGCGGCGAGCCTGACCTTGTGCTGACAGGTCCGTTCAACAAGCAGAAGTTCTCCAGCTTCACCGGTCGCACAACGTCCCAGCTTATCGTCAAGCAGGACGTGATCGATGGCGCTGCCGAAATGTATCGGTCGGACTTCGGCGTGCTGAAGGTGGTCGCCAATCGCACCCAGCGCGAGCGTGATATTTTCGTGGTCGATACCACGAAGGTTGCGGTCGCCTATCTGCGCGGTTTCGAGCCGCAGGAACTGGGGCGTGTCGGCGATGCGGTGACCCGCGACATTATCAGCGAATACACGCTTGAGATGCGCAACAGGGATGCTCATGCGGGCATCTTCGACGTCACCACGGTCTGATAACCCCGTCGCCACCCTTCCGGCGACGGCACACTTTCGGGGCGGGCTTTAGGGTCCGCCCCTTCTTTTTGGAGGTTTGATGTCAAAGTCAGCCCTGCTCGACCTCGTGCCCCTGCATCGCCGCAAGGTGATCTGGCACACCGAGGACGGCAAACAGTTCATCGAGACAAAACAGGACGTGTCAGGGGTCATCAAGGCCGCTGGCGTGCTGTCTCAGGAAAAGCCGGACAAGGACTTCACAAGAGTAGCCCTGATCCCGCTTGAAGTGCTCAACCAGGCAATATTGGCCGGTTGGGCGGACGATCAGGAGCAGTGGAAAAAATGGGCCAACGATCCGGCCAACCGCTGCTTCAGGACAACGGAAGGGACAATTTGATGCCAACACTCAAGATAGCGATCTGCATACCGTGCTACGGTGATCCCAAGGCTTTGTTTATGCAGAGCCTCAACTCGGCGATCAAGCATTTCTATCACTCCAAGCTGGCCAATGAAACAGGCGAGGAATACGAAAAGGAGATCGAGACATTCATCGTCCGGTCTTCGATGCTGACCGAAAGTCGCCACCGGCTTGTGGCTGAAGCGCTCAACTGGGGCGCTGATTACATGCTCTGGTGCGATGCCGATCATACTTTTCCCCCGGACGCTATTTGCAAGCTCTGGTCGCGCTCCGTCCCGGTTGTGGGTTGCAACTATCCGCGCCGCTGTTTTCCGACCGCTCCGACCGCTGCGCATATCATTTCGGACGACCCGAAAAAGGATCATCGCAATCTCGTCTACACAACGGAGGATAAGGCCGAGGCCGATCTTGTCGAAGAAGTTTCTCATCTCGGCTTTGGGCTTTGCCTGATTAACATGAAGGTTTTCGACGCGCTTCAGGTGCACGCCGAGCGCAATGGCTTGAAGACATTTCTTCCCCTGTTCGCATTTACACCAACGGACAATCACAAGGGCATGATCGGCGAGGATGTGTTCTTCTTCAAGAAATTGAGGGAGGCAGGGATTGCCGTCTATCTCGATCACAAGGTTTCGTGGGAAGTCGGGCACATTCATGAGATCGTGCTCACGAACCAGCACGCGGTGCGACAGGAAGCTCAGTGGCTCGACCGAACCAAGCAACTCACCGAGAAATTCTCCAAGCGGATCGCTGAACTGGAGGCCGCAGACTTGCCGGAGGTAGTCGATGGCTAGCGACCCGCAGACTTGGACAGAATTGAAAGCTTCGATGGCGGAATGGTTGAACCGTTCCGACCTGACGGCCAAGATTCCTGAGTTCATTGCCTTTGCGGAACGCAAGTTCAACCGCACGCTGATGGTGCCCGATCGGGAAGAAACATCGACCGCATCGACGTCTGGCGCTCGCCTTGCCTTGCCAACAGATTTCTGGCGGATGCGGTCGATCTACCTGGACAGCGATCCCAAGGCCGTCTTGCAGGAAGTCTCTCCGATGGTCCTGCGCCGCGCCTATCCGGATGCAGCGACGGGTCAGCCAGTGTCGTTTTCGATCAACGGGCGGGAACTTGTTTTCGGCCCCTCTCCAGATACGACTTACACTGTCGTGCTTGAGTATTACCAGACCATCCCCGCCCTTGGGGCCACGCAAGCAACCAACTGGCTTTTGACCGATCACCCTGACCTATACCTTTACGGCTCGCTTTTGCAGGCCGAGGCATATCTCTTCAATGATGACAGGCTGGCAGTGTGGAAGACAGCCCATGATGAGGTGATGGCCGAAATCATGACGGCGGGGAATGCAATCCGTTCATCGACGTCCGGCGTGCGCATTCGCAATCCGGTCAATTATCCGTAATGACCTATTACCCATTCGGGCCACTTGCGCCCGACCGTCCGGCAAGGCTCAATGACCAGTTCCTGAGAGTGGCGGACGGCGTGTTCCCGATGGTCGATGGTTACAGGCCGGTAGGGCAATGGGCTTCGATCTATACGGCACTTGCAGCGGCTCCCAAGGGCGGGGCGTCATTCGTTTCTCCAACGGGCACGGCCTCGATCATCGTCGGGACCGCTACCAACCTATACAAGGCATATTCTGGGGCATTTACAAGCATCGGGTCGGGCTATTCGATCCAGGGGGATCAGCGCTGGCGGTTTGCTCAGTTCGGCGGGCTGGCGATTGCGACCAATGCAGCCGATCCGATGATCAAGGTCGATCTTGCCACATTCACCGTTTCCAATCTTGGCGGTAGCCCGCCCAAGTTTGAATCTCTGGGCGTTGTGAAGGACTTTCTGGTCGGGACATGCCGCGACGGCGATATCATGACCATCGGCTGGTGCGCGCTCAACAATGCCGAGTTCTGGACGGTCGGGCAGAGGCAATCCGACTATAACATCATGCCAGCCGGAGGGCGGGTCAACGGGATATTGTCAGGCGAGTTTGGAGTGATCCTCCAAAGGGACCGCATCTGTCGCATGGATTATGTCGGCGGGAATGTGATCTTCGAGATCAACGAAGTGTCGAGCAACATCGGTTGCGTGACGCCGCATTCGGTGGCGCAGTGGGGCATATTGGGCTTCTTCCTGTCCGATGAAGGCTTCATGATGTGGGATGGCTCGCAGGTTGTCCCCATCGGAAACGAGGTGATCGACCGGACCTTTGCCGCGCTTTACAATTCGGCGGATTGGGGGAGCATGTCCACGGCGATCGATCCGGTCAACCGGGTCTGCATGTGGTCGATGGGCGACGCGATCTATTGCTATAACTGGAACCTGCAACGCTGGACAACGATCACCTATGTGTCGCCGATCATCTTTTCAGGCGTCACGAAGGGCATATCGATCGACGAGACCGATCCTGCGGTCGGGGTGAATGACGACAATATCGATTATGCCGGGCTTCTCCCGCTCGACAGTTCCACATTCAAGGGCGGCGATCCGAAGCTCTACGTGTTTTCGAGCACGAATGCGCTGGGGAGCTTTTCCGGAACGCCGATGGCCGCGACGTTCACCGGCAACGATATCGAGATATTCGCAGGACGCCGGGCCAATTTGAGGTTCATCAGGCCCGATATCGACGCAACGAGCGGGGTAAGCTGCACAATTGGGGCAAAGCAGCGCCTAGGAGACGCACTCAGCAACGTTTCAGCATCCGCCCTTGTAACGAGTGGGGAAATGCCTGTCCGCGTCTCAGGGCGCTATCTGAGGCCGTCATGGGGCATAGCGGCGGGCACGACATGGACCGAGGCAAAGGGGGCTGAGTATATCGGGGCACCGGGGAGCGGGCGGTGACCACAGCGATCTATGCATTCATCGCGACCAAGACCACATATGAGGTTGCCCTTCCATCGCTTGCCCACTCGCAGGGCGAGTTCAACAGGCGGGTAAAGGGTGCTTTTTCTGGGTTGTCCGGAGGCTTCACGCAGGCAGGCGATATCAAGCTCAGGCCGAACCAGAATGCGATCACGAACCATCTTCTTTGCGACGGAAGTACGCTCACTATAACGGACTTTCAGCAGCTCTATGACGAGATCGGGACAACATTCGGGGGGGACGGGATAACAACATTCGCGTTGCCGGATTACTCAGGCCAAGCGCTTACGGTCCCGGCGCTCACAGTCACACAGACGGTTACTGACAGCGGCACGGTTTCAACAGGCGGAACGGTGACGCAACCAAGCGGCTCCGGCCAGACCGGCGGATCAACGGGCGGCAACATTCCATCGGGGGGGCGCGTTCGCCGCTTGCCCTATGAGCAGGAAGTATGATCGTTCCTGATTGGGGTGGTTATCTCCTGTTCAAGCCTGCTTTCGATGAAGTGATCGACGAGGAGCTTTACCCGCAAGGCTGGCTTGATTTCGAGATACTCGAAGGCCGGGCTCGGTTCTGGCGCAACGAGACGGCGGCGATTGTCGCAACGATCAAAACCTATCCCTCTGGGGCCAGGGCAGTTCACGGGCTGATCGCCGCCGGAGACCTTGAAGGGATTACGAACCTTATCCCTCTGGCAGAGCAATGGGGCCGTGATGAGGGCTGCATTTACGGCGAGATTGAAAGCCGCCCCGAATGGGCGCGGGTGATGAAGGGCGCGGGCTACGAACCGAGCCAGCTTATGTTGAGAAAGGTGCTCTGATATGGGCTTGAGTGGAAGCAAAACGGTGCAAAAGAACGATCCTTGGGCACCAGCGCAGCCTTATATCCTCAAAGGATTGGAAAACTCTGGCCGCGTGTTCGACCAGCAGCAACCGAGCCTCGATAAATATTCCGGAATGCAGATGGCCACCTATGGTCGCCTTGCGCCGGGCGCGGAGACTGGCATCGGTGGCGCGCAAGGGTTGGTGAACGACACGCTTGCGGGCAAGTATCTGCAAGGCAATCCCTATCTCGACAAGATACTGGCCACGAGCCGTGAGAACATTACTAATGACGTGAATGGCCAGTTTTCGGGCGCGGGCCGCTATGGCTCTGGAATGCACGCTGGCGTTCTTGCAAAATACCTTTCCGACGCTGAAAATCAGGCGCGTTACAACAATTACGCGACCGAACGCGGCTATCAGAATCAGGCGGTCGATCAGGCGCAGAGCCTCATGAACGGCACGCAGGGATTGCTCAACAATGCTGCGGAATTGCCGTGGATCGGCGTCGGCGCATTGAACGGAAATGTGCGACAGGCATCCAACGGATACGGCGTCCAGACGACCAAGCAATCGGGCAATATCGGGGGCCAGCTTATGGGCATCGCTGGCAGCGCGCTTTCGTCATATCTTGGCAGGCCGGGGCAGTAACATGGGCATTTTCGGGAAAAGAAAGCTGGCATATGACGGGCCAGCCTCATCACCACTGGCTTTCGAGAACGCACAGCCGATTGCGCCCATGGGCCAGATGCCCGATATCCAGACGCCATCGCTTCCGACTCAGAAGCAGGGCTTTTTCGGACAGGGCGGCTTTGGGCGTTATCTCGCCGGAGCCTTGGGCGACACGCTCGCACGTAATGCAGGCATGGGCACGCCATTTCTCGACTCTGTTCAGCAGCAACAGAAGCAGCAATACGAAGACCAGCTTTATCAGCGACGCAGTGCTGAGCAGTGGGCGCAGTTTGTGAAGCAGCAGCAGTATCGTGCGCAAAATCCTACGCCTGATTCATTCGAGCGCACATTGGCATCGGCGGGGATCCAACCCGGAACGCCGCAATATGTCGAATTGATGCGGAAGCGAGCGCTCAATCAGTCAGATCCACCGCATATGGTTGTTGGTGAAAACGGCGGGCCGATGATTGTCGGCGGCTCCTACGGCTATCCCGGCGCTACGCAGCAAGATGACGGATATGACGAACTGCCTCCCGGTTATCAGTTGGATGGAGGTGCGGGGCCGCAAACCCCGCGCAACTTTCCCTGATCCCATGCATGCGCCGGGACGCATGACAAGCGGGCGACGGACGGTTGAAGGCAACCGCTTGGTAGGGGGTGTCAAAAACAGTCACCATCTCGACGGTGATGCGGCGGATTATGTGGATACAACTCCAGATGCGCTCCGGGCCTATTTCGGGCCGGGCGCAAGAATACTGCCAGAAGGCGATCACAACCACGTCACCTTGCCGGGTTACCATAAAGTCCCATTTTTTGGCCGTCGCGGGACGGTAGGAGCGCGCTAATGCCACAAGAAGGTCAGATCGCGTCAGCACCCGGCAAGCCAACGCTTGTTTACACGGGCGGCAAATGGCGTCCGCAAGGTTCGCAGTCTGGCGGGATGACGCTTGGCGGGCCTGATCCATACAAGGTTGAAGACCAGCAAATGCAGCGCGAAGCGTCCGCGCGCGCTGCGGCAGAGGCAGAGCGAGCCAATTTCAATAGCGAGCGGAATTTCAATCAGACACAGGCAAATCAACGCGTCACCCAAGCCGCAGCCATTCGTCAGGATTTCAATTCCGACCCGGACGTGAAGGTCTACAAGTCAATTCTGCCCACTTATGTGTCGGCGCTTCATTCACCGCCAACGCCAGCGGGCGACCTTGGCTTGGTGTTCGCGATGGCCAAGATCATGGCGGCAGACGGAAGCGCGGTCCGCGAGGGCGAAGTTGCAACCGCTGAAAACGTCCAGAACTGGGTTGACAAGATCAAGGCCCAATACGGCAAGCAGGTCAACGGCGATGGCACTTTCCTTGAAGGCCCGCGCCAGCAGATACGCGAAGCGATGGCCCAAAAGATGGCCAATCTCAACAAGGCATTCATCGCCACGCGCGTCCGCTACAAAGACACCGCTTCCCGTGAAGGAATTAACCCGCTCGACGTTGTTGGCGATCATCCCGGAATCCCGTTCCAGAATGATGAAGCCAAGTTCCTGGGCCATCCCGTCCATCAAGCCGACTATCGGGGCAATGTCATTCCCTCTCCTTCTCTTGGAGATACTGGCCCCCAGCTTTCGCCGCAGGC